TTTGAATATAATTGTTACTTGCTTTTGATTTATATTTATCAACTACTTGTTTGTAACCAGCATTAAAAAAATTAACACCTTCATCTGGTGTAGATTTTAATTTAGCTTGTTCTTTTATTTCTAATAATTCTTGATTAGCATCTGCAATTAGTTGTCCACCTTCTACCTTGTTAGATATTTCTTTTTCTTTTATATAGAATTGTGTGATTGCATCTGCAGCTGGTAGTAAAGCTCCAGCTAAACTTGATTTAGGTGAAACCTGTATATTACTTTTTACAGCTCCTACTTCAGCAGTAGGTGTAACTTGTGCTTCAAATGTAGGTATCTTTGCCATTATTTATTCCTTGATCTGTTAGCAGATTTAGATCGTATTCTTAAATTACTTTTGCTGTTGTTTCTTGGATTTCTATCTTTATGATCTATATCTTTACCTAATATACTATTACCATATTTTTTTTTCATAATTCTTCTTGCACCATTTCTACCAGCTCTATTTTTTTTTTGCTTTGTCTTAGAATGATAATTTTTATATTCTGATTTATAATTTCTTTTCATTAACTAAACATCCCCATTTGTTTCATAGTTAATAAACTAGATCCTGCTCCAGCTAAATAACCTATTGCTTGTTGTCTACCTTGCGCTCTTGCTAATGATCCTTGGATTCTAGCAAAATTAGCTTCTTCTAATTTTTTAGCTTCAGCAACTTTACCATTGTATTCTATAATATCTCTTTGCAGCTCTGCTTGTTCAGCATTAGATTGTAAAATTTTTAATGCAGTACCCGATAATTCTACACCACTTTTTAATGTAGCAACTTTTGTAGTAGATTGAAATTTCTCAAAACTTTGATTAAATTTTGCAATATTAAATTCTGTTAATTTAGCTTGAGCTGCTGCTTCTTGCTCTGCAATAATTGCATTTCTATTTGAAACTTTCTGATTAAACTTTCCTATTTCATTTGCAGAGGTAGCTGCTGCTACACTCATTACTGGTCCAATAAAAGGTATAGCTGAACTCATTAGAATATCCTCGCGTATCTATATTGATCTGTACCATCAAAACCAAATTTTTTCATTAAGCCTTCGTTCTCCAAACCTAACCACTCTGCAAATCTTTGACCTTGTTTAAAATCTTTTCTAATTGCAGTTTGTACTCTTTCTATATCGTGTTCTCTTGCAACTCTAGCAAAATCTTTTTTTATTGCACGAGCTACAGCTAAAGGGTTTTTCCAAATATCTTTTGTTGCAATTACCCAACCTTCAGCTACTCGACCCCAAACCATTTTCATTCCGGCAGCAAAGATAGGTTGATAATTAACAATACCTGTGAAAGCTAAATCATCTTGTTCTAAATTTTTAGCATTACCTTCTACATTAATGTAGTGTCTATCTGCTTCTAAAATTTTATGATTCATTTGACAGGATAATATAAACTGTCCATGTTCTTTTGTATAAGGTACTATATGTAATTGTTTATCCATCATTTGTTACTAACCTCGGGTATAGTGATAAGACTGTCAAAGGCAAAGGTTGTGCTTGTCTAACAATCATAAATCCATCTGTATCATAATTTCCTCTAAACTCTACTTCTTTATCTCCTGTGAATGGTGGAATACCTTGGTCCATAGGATCACTTGATTTTCTAAATGGAACTCTCTCCATATTATTTAAATCGGGTCCTATCTCAACACCAACACTTTCATATAATCTTGCAGTAACTTCATATATTCTTTTTGTTTTAGCTTGTGAAGTACCATTCTGCGAACCAGCATCTATTCTCATTGTTTTTAACAATGATGTATATCCTAATCCTACTTTAACATTACTTGCAGATCGGTCTAATGTTATTGAACCCGAACTTACAATTTTATCTGGATGTGTTGCGCCATCAGCTAATATAGAAACTGTTTGTCCTTCAAGATGTGATAATCCAGAAATAGTTGTTGCTGCGGATCCACTGTAAGATAATTGTGAATCTAAAAAATTAAATGATGTATTATCACTTTCATCAAAATTAAATGTATTTAAATATTCTACATATCTTTTAGTTGCGCCATTAATTGTTCTTTTAATAATCATGTACAATTCATACTCACTATCTTCAGTTGGTATTACTGCAACAGATTCACAAACTGCTTTACCACTGTCAAAAGCTCCACCAAAAACATGTCTATGCCAAGCAACTACTTGTTGTTCTCTTTGATATGTTAATGCAATTAACTCACCATCATTTCTTACACACCAAATAATTGCTAGTGGTTCTTCTTGATATGCCATCTCTACAATACCACTATTAGTAACGTGTTCGGCAAGGATAGTTAGATCCGGAGCTATATAACCATCTACATCAAAGTTATAAGCAAGTTCTCTAATTTTTCTTTTAGCTCTTTGTAAAAACAAAGTAGCATTAGCAACTGCGATTGCATCTGTGTTTGCGGCACCATGGTTAGATTGTTTTTTAATTAGAATGTTTGTTGGTGTAACAGCATCATTATCTCCACCACCACTAACTGTAAACTCACCACCTGCAGTACCAATAATTAAAGTTCTACTAGCTGCCATAAATCTTATTGCATTAACTTGGTTAGATGCGATTGTATAAATAATTGCATCATCATCTGCTACAGTACCACCAATGTTTGCATCCATATTTTCATAATCACCAGACTTAGAAAAAAATACTGTTTGTGGTTGTGATAAAGTTGCGGCAAAAACCAATCGTTGTTCAAAGAATGATACACAAGAAGGATGACCAGTAGTATCTGAAAACGCACCTAAGTTCCAATCAGTAGAAGCACTGGTTGATCCCATGTCTACTAATATTTCTATAGTTACATTTAATGTATCTGCTCTTGCAGTTATCTCTCCATAGCCATCTCTAAATCTAACTAACCTTCCAACGTCTGTTGTTTGAAATCCTGTATCATTATTGATACCTGTAATTGCTGAAGCTGTTAAAGTTCTACCAGTTCCTACAGTATGTGCTGAAGTTGTAAATGTAGTTGCAGATGTATTCGTATCTAAGTATGGACCATTAGTAAAATCTACTTCTGTTAATGTCCAAGAGGTATGACCTGTTCTTGCTAACTTCCTAGTTTTGTGATTAGGATGTGTAATGTACATTACGTCAGCAGATTGTGCAAACTTAATATCAAAAAGTTCTGCAGTAAGATAAGGTGTAGATATTTCATAAGGAGATCCACTAGATAATATCTGACCATTATCTCTATAAAATCTAATGTACTGATTACCTAATTCTAAAATATAAGTTTGTGTTGTAGAAAATTCAAAAGGTATTATTCTTGTTTTAGCAGCACTTGATTTTACTTCAGCAATAAAAGTTGTTCCGGGTCTACGAGCTGCAGCACCATGTGGATAGATAACCATATTTTCTACAGTTGCGCAACCTGCAGAATATTTTGCTAAATCATTTCTACCATCTAATCTTGGTGATAATTCACCTGCTGTAAAATTTGAAATTTGTGCAGCTACTCTAGCCATGTATTAGAACCTTGAATTAATAAAAGTACCAGCATCTATAACATCTGTCATTCCATCTTCTTGAGTGGTATTATATCCTTCAGTTGAATCAACAAATCTAGCATCTTTTAATTTTTCTTGATAAAGAGCAATCATGTTTTGTTGCGTGGTATTGTTAGATGTAATAGCATAAGCTATATCTGCAGCTAGTGCTGCTGATAATGTTTCTCTTAAATTTTCATCATATTGATTTGGATCTGTAACTCTTGATATGTATAATATTTTCATTGAAGAGTTGTTAGATAATATTGATCTACCTTCTACTTTATGATTTGAATCATAATCTAATATTCTAAGTAATCTTAAACAATCACCGGGTAAATTATATTTAAAACTGTAACCCCATGCAGGAGTATCTGTTGATGATGCTAGTTCTACTCTTTCTTGTAAGCAGTTCCAAGGGTGTGATCTGAATACTGCATCTCTTACTTGAGTGTATCTTGAATTACAAAGTCTAGCATTTTTAGAATCTTCTGTAAGTGATAGGATTGTTGTTGCACCAAGTTGATTTAATGCTCCATTACAAATATCTACTGTTGATGCCATACTTACTCCATATTTCTTTTTGAGTTAATTGCAACTCATCTTTTTTCTGTTTAGTTCTACTATTAATATCTAATTCATTTATAATTTCAACTAAAGCATATCTATAAACTCTATTATCGTCTTGCCATTGAAAATGCAATAAATCTTTAGGCTCTTTGTATAATCCTAAGTTTCTAGGATCAAAATCACTTTTTGTCATTTTTTAGTATATATTTTCTTCTAATACTTCTATCGTTTTGTAGTTGCCAAATTTCTGCTTCAGTTCTTTCAAGTTTTGCATCAAAACCATAATGCACTTTACTTGTATTTTTAAATCTATCTACCAATACATATCGGTAAACATGGTTACCTTGTTTAAAATGTAATACTGGTTTTAAATCTTTTATTTGTTTCATATATCCTAGGCGGGTTCCACTCTCGCTTCCCCCGCCTAAAATTCTAGTTATTAGTCAATTACATATAACACTTGCAACTGAATAGTACCAGTACCATTAGCACCTGCTAATGTAACTGTAACTGGAACACCATCTTTGTCAGCATCTGTTACTGTATTTTTGCCTAATGCAATCGTGTCTAACACTGCAACACTTTGTGCAGAAGTTGAAGCTGCCGCAGCTTTATATTCGTCTACGTCTGCTGCTTCGCTTGTACCATCTGCTTTAGTGTGTGCTGCGTAACCTACAGAGATAGTAGTTGATGTACCTAGTGCATCATAAGCTACTGATCCCGATAAAAGTCTCGCACCATTTGGTATGCTAAACATGTGTATTGTTGATTGTTCTGCACTCGCTTCATATTCAGCAAAAGCTACTCTTACTCTACCAGCAAGTTCGTTTGCTTTTACTTTTTCAGAAGGAGTTGATGCAATCAATGCTTGTTGTATTGAGTTTGCCATATTTATATCCTCCTTCTATTATGCTTCGTGTGCTTGGATTTCAACTACCTTTTCTTCTTCCATTCTTGTAGCACCAATGCTCATGCAGTAGTACACTTGAGTAGCATAAGATTTGTCAGCTCTTTCGTCAATTCTAGCTGAAACATCTTTACCAACTGCTAATGTAATACCATCTTGTGCAAACGCGATACATGATCTTTTAGAAGATGCAATAGATAGTCTGTTAGATACTATAAAGTTAAAACCTAAGAACGAGTTGATTTCACCATTTGCTAATGCTTTAACAGTGTTGAAATCTGAACTTGTTACTTCAGTTGTTCCTAATAGATCAGTGATTTGTCTTGGGGATACCACGATAAATCTAGCGATTGATGGATCCACACTTGCTAAGTCGAACTTTTCTTTTGCAGTTCTTAACTTCGCAATAGTTAAACCATCAGTACCAGCTTCTGTAATCTTCTGTGCAGAAGGTAATACAGTTGAAGTTGATCCTGTTTCGCCAGTAAATGCAGTTCCTGTAGCGGCACTGATTACCACGTCATCCATTGCTCTACCCATTGCCATAGCAGCAGCTTGAGCATAAGATGAAGTTGGGTCTATTAAAAGACGTACTTTATCTTGTTGATCTATTAAATCCGCAAATTCGTAATCCGCAAGAGATACTCTTCTTCTTGCATGTGGAGTGTCGATTTGTGGAGTGTCAGAATGTCTGCTAGTTTTTAAAACAGCAGTTACACTTCCTACTTGATCGAAGAAAGCATTTTTTCCGACAACAGATTCCAGACGTACTTTGTCTCTTAATAACGATCCCATTTGTTGAGATAGCATTTGTATGTTAGCAGAATACTGCTGTACAAAAGCTGTAGTTATTTGTGATGACATATTAGTCTCCCATTGTTGTGATTTATATTAAACAATCAGAGAAGTTATCCACCTGCGTAGGCATCTCTTGGATTTAAAGTCTTTTAGACTAGAAGTCTATCCCTTCTTGCCAGTAAGGTTCTTTTTAGGAATTGTCTTACTCTTAATCCATTTATAATAATTTTCGCAGATTGGCAAGGGATCATTTTTTTGGAACTCTGTTCCATTTTCTTTTACAATCCTTAGTATCTCCAATTTAAGCTCTTCATTATTTAAGTGATCATTTTCCATCATTCAACATCTCTCTTAAAGTATAGACTTGTTGAACAACTTTATCGTGATCTGGATGAGATTTGTTCCAATATGGACCATTAATATCATTAGTGATACTTGATATTTCTGTTTCAATATCTGAAACTGAATTAACACTTTCACTTTCAGTTGTAACCATTTTATCTTCTGACATCATACTTGCTATCTTTGCAAAACCTTTGATTATTTCTGGATGATCACCAAGTCTAGTACCATTTGATAAAGTCATATCTAATACTTCTGGATTAATATTTGCTTTAGCAATCGCACCAGCTTGTTTTACTTTTGCATCAAAGTCTCTACCCCATTCTTGTCTTAGCTCTTGCTCTGTTTGAGCTTGTGCAGTTTCAGTATCTATCTTTGCTTGTTGTGCAATGCCTTCCATATTATTTTTATAAAAGTCTAAGATACCTTCAGCTTGTTTATTATTTAAACCTAGTTTATGAGATTGTTCGGCAAAAGATTTAACTGCGCTGTCATCCATTTGTACTACATCAGATTTAATATTTAAATTATATTGATCCGGTGTTTCTGGTCTACCAAGTTTTGTATAGGCTTCTTCCCATACTTCTTCTGTAGAATTTTTATTAGGTACAGATATTTTGTCTTGACCAATCATTCTAGTTGCATTGATATAGCTTTTTGCTAACGCATCTATCTCTGTAAATTTTTCAATGTTAGGATCGTTTCTATATGCTTCACTTATAGAATTTTTCCAAGATGATTCAGTTGGTTGCGGTGCAGGTGTGTCTGCGTTTGCAACAGTTGCTTGAGTTGCTTGTGGTTGTGTTTCTGTAGTCGCTTGATCTACAGGCACAGTTTCTTGTGTTATCTGTTCATTTGACATTTTTATGTTTCCTTATTTTCTCGTAGCATTGATTTAATAAATAGAATGACACTACGTTGTCCTTCCATATATGCACTCTCATGGCTATCACCTTTTACATTTGTGGTAGAATGATAATGACATCTTTTTTCAAGATCAGCTAAGACTTCTTTGCCTTCGTCTGTATTGAATATTGTTTTGTAGTTTGTTTGTAAACCCTTTAAAAATTTTTCCAGTTGTTTTGTTTCCATATTATTCCACTTCAGAATTTGCTAAAGCTCTTGCTTCTTCCGGCAATGCTTTGGCTAGTGGTGCTACATCTCCTGCGGCTTGTGCAACTTGTTGCATCTGTGCCATTTGTTGTTGTTGTTGTGCTGCTTGTGCAGCTTCTTCTCTTTCTGCATTAACTTGTGATTGTAGTTTTAAAACTTTTTGCGGAATTCCTACAAGATCAGCAACATGTTTAACTAACGCATCAAAATTAATATAATCAAATACTGGAGCTACATTAGCAAGTGATCCTAATATTTCTATACCCCTAGTAATTGATGAAAGCTCTGTAGATTTTTGTGCTTTAGCAAGAGGAGAAACATATTCTATTTCTATGTCTTGACCCGACAAAAATTCTGGTGCAGGAGCAAACTGTCCTCTTCTAAATAAAATATTAAAACATCTATCAATCATTGGTTTTAATAATTCTGATTGTAGTCTACCTAACACTGGACCCAATAATCTCATCTTCTCTTCGTTTCTTTGTATGACTTCTGTTGCTGTCATTTGTGGTCCTTGTTGCAACATTAATTGATCTACATAAAAAACATTTCTAATAGCAGTTCTTCTTTGCTCTTCCATATTTAAACCTAGTGGATTGTTTGCACCAATGTTTAGTGGTTCAATTCTATCTCTTGTACCACTTCTATAAAAATTTAATCCACCCGGTACAGTTCTAACTGGTAATAAGAAACCATCATCCGGAACTAATAGCGGTGGGTCCACTTGTTTCTGCGCAGCTTTGATTGTAGTTTTTGACATCTCGTTTAGCATCTTTACGTCTGGCAAGGCTGTCATAGCTGGTGATCTTCCATAAATTTCGTGTGATGCTTTTAAGTATCTAGGAACTACAAAAGGAAATTCTTGGAAACCCGATACTGATAATTCATTACCATTTTTTATTTCAATATACACAGATTCAAATGGCATGTTTTCTGTATCTTTTAAATTAGGATTAAAATCTGATCTTGGGTATACAACATGTAATATATCTACTTCGTTGTATGGATCTTTTTTTTCTTGTGCTTGAATGTCAGTTGATATTTTAGTCCCAAACTGTTGTATTGCAGCTCTTACTGATAATTTAAATTTTCTGTATACTGTATCTATTCTACCTTTGTCATCTTCAGCAATAAAAATTTCGTTAATGTGTCTTGTAGAAAATTTTAATATATCTTCATTATCTTCCTGTATAAACATTGCTGCTGTACCAAAAGTAATTAGGTCATGGTATAATTCAAATATTTCTTGTTGAAAGTTTGATCTGTTAAATGCTGTGTACATAACATCAGTTGCACTCTCTAACCAAAGTTTAGCTTCATCTTCCATTTCTAATTCTGAATTTTTAAATCGTAGTGAGAACCAAGGTGTTGATGGATTAGTTAGCATCCCATGTAATGATGCTGCTAGTAATTCTACTGCTTGTATTGGAGATGAATCAAAAATTAATTCTGTTCTTTTATCACCTTTTGATCTTGTCTTGGTAACATCTGCTTTTCTTGGTTGCATGTAGTCTGCAACTTCTTGCCAATGCGTTTCCCAATTTTGTCTTTGCGCTTTTAATCTGTCAAATCTTGACAATAAAGATTTAGTTAAATCTGTTTTTGCCATTATACCGATCCTAATAAACTTTTCTTACCTAATGAATAATCTTCTGAAACTTGTGTTACACCTTTTGAAGATGTAAGTAAATTTTGACTTCTTCCTCTTTTTTTAGTTCTTCTTGGATCATATTTTTTATCAGAAGTTTTTGTTTCTTCAGATTCTGTTGAACCCGGTTTTTCTATACCAATATTTACTCCTCCTTCAACATATCTATTTCCATCTGCTCCATAAATCTCAACTGCTGGACCATAACCAGCTTTTGCATTAGCTCTGCCTACTGCTTCTCTTGATTCTGGAGTGTTTGGATCTTTTTCAACTTCTGGACCTGTATTTAAATTAAGTTTGTTTCCATAAGCATCTGTCTTACCAGATAATCTATTTTTCATGTAAGACGAATAACTATCTAATGTATTAGTATAACCACCTCTATTTTTGCTTGTTAAAACTTTTTCTTGAAAAAATTTTCTATTACCTTCAAATTGTTTTTGACGCAATTCTCTTGTAAATCCAGATATTCCTGGAGCAAAAGGTATATCTTTTACTTCGTAATTATCTAATTCATATTTTCCAACATTTGCTTTATCTGTTTTTGTTCGAGTGTAAGTTTTTTCAGCACCCGAAACTTCTAAATCTTTTTTAGCTTTTTTTCTGCTATTTCTTGAGTTTCCTCCTTGTTGTCCTGATGGTCCACTTGCACCCATAATTATACTCCGAATGTTAATGAAGATTTAGTTTCTCTAGTTTCTTTTTTTAAAGGTTTCTTTTTTAAAACTAAAGGCTCTTCAATATTAATTTTTTCCTTTATTTGTTTTTTAATCTCTTTAGGTTTTTTTTTAAAAATTTTTTTAATTTTTTCAAACATATTATATTACAAATAATTTTTTTTTAGATATTTTTACATTGTTTGATAACAAACCACCAGAAGTTATTACTCCACTTTTAGCTTTTGAAACATATCTTATTTTTTTTGTTTTAGTATTATTTTTTGTTTTAGTATTATTTTTTGTTTTATTGTTTGCTGTTTTTTTAAGTAATTTTTTTACTTCTGGTTTATTTAATAATTTTGGAATTAATTTACCGATCATCTGACTTACCTAATAATGTTTCTAATGCTTCTTCTTTTGATTCTTGTATTCCAAGAGGTGAAGTAAGTATTGTAGATTTTCTACCTCTTCTTCTTCTCATAATAGCATCTTGTTCTTTTTTAATTCTTTCTTTTTCTTCTGGTGAAAGCTCATCACTTGGTGGCTCCGGTGCCGGAGGTGGTGGTGGCAATGATGGCATTTTTGGTTTAAATATTGAACCCATAATTACAAAATCCTATAATTATTATCTGCTACACTTTGTGGAGCAGTTTGTCTAGTATTAATTTCTTGGAGACCAACAGCGAGATACCTCATGGCATCACACGCATGGCTGCTCCAATCATGGACAGGCTTTGATCTAAACATTCTGTTTTTATCAATGTACTTCCTGTGGTAATGTCTTAACGCATCTATCAAACTTTTGCAATGGTCTATATCAATCCAACATCTAGGTAACATCATTGTTGTTGCATGGATCCCATCTTCTAATGGAATTTTTGGTACGACTTTAAACCTTAATCCTAATTGTAGTGCGACCTCTCTCCGGGTTTTGCCATTTCCAAATTCGGTAACTTCAATGTCATGCGGAGCAAAATGATCTTTGTAGATATATTCTTTTTCATTAATCATCTTAATATAATAAGGTAAACCTTGACCTTTCTCTTCATGGTAATCAATAATGTTTATGGATCTGCCAAGTTGCTGATAAAATATTATAGAACTATGATCTGATACTCCAAGGTCCCAAGCTGTAGATACTGGTAGCGCAGGATCGTAAGGCACTCTGGTAAGCTGTCTGTCATCATCAAGTTTTGCAATAACATCTCCATATACTGCGCCTTCTATGTTGGCAATCCAATCGCACTCAAACTCCTGTTGATACTTCTTATCTCCCATAACTTCTTTTGCCTTATCTAATTCATCTTGATCAACTATCTTTGTAGAACTAGCTTTAGCTTTGTAGTGAAACCAATCATCCGCGCCTTGCGCGTGTTGGTACAATTCGTAAAAGTTGTTCTGCATACCAGAAGGTGTACCTATAAATACGCAGTAACCTTTTCTATCTGATAATGCTGGTCTAATTATTTCTGGAAACAACTTACTGTTTACGTTTGCGTACTCATCAATTACACAGCCATCTAAGTATATACCTCTTAACCCATCTGGGGATTCGGAGCCTAGCAGGGTGATACGAGAGCCATTTGGTAAGTCTACACGAAGCTCTGTTTCATTAAACTTGGTGTGAGGTATCTTGGCGGTAAATTGTTTCATATAATCCCATGCAATAGACTTTGCTTGTTTGAAGGTGGGTGCAATATAGGCATATCTAGGATTCTTATTTTGGGACAGCAATGCTGACCTAATTAAGTGGTTGATCATACATACTGTTTTGCCAAACCTTCTGTGGCATACCAGTACATTCCATCTGTGATTATCTATTTGTCTGTGCAAGTAGGCTTGATGCTTCCTTGGTGTGTATGGTATTTTAATATCCATTCTTAGTGTATTCTGTCGGATCCAATATTATTTAAAGATTTATAGTCAAAACCCATTGATAGCATAGCATAGCTAATAAATAAATCTGCAGCTTTGTTATTGGGAAAGCCATAAAACTTAATTATTACATTGTTTGTGCCTTCTTCAATATAAGCAACTGAATCTAAATCATCCATACTAAAGTAATCCATGTACTACATTTAGTGCATTTGAAAAAAAATAAAACTAAAAAAGTGTTTGTGTATAAAGGGGTGGGTGGCTGTAAGGGTGTCCTCAAGTCCGGTCTATATATATATAATAAAATGCGACAGGTTTTTGGGGGTATAGGGGGTCAAGGTTTCCAAAAAATAGGTCCTTGCTCTATATATTATATCTTTTTTAGATTAGTGATAATAAAAGATTATCAAACCTAAATAGGTTTATGTTTTATTTTCTATAGATAGGTCAGTAATACTGTCGTTTGTTTTATCGCA